TACATATCCAATGTTAGTTGAGGTTGAGTCTAGTGGAACAATATATAACAACCCTAGCGTTACATATACCGGATCTTCAAATACCCTTACTTCTCCATACTTAACAGTTTCTAGCGGAGGCATTATTTTAGGCGGTACAGGTAGAATACAAGGTGTTGATACTGTATCAGCATCAACTGACGCAGCCAATAAAGCTTATGTAGACGCAGCTGTTGCTGGTGTTGGAGATATTACTGAGGTTAACGCCGGAACAGGTATGACAGGTGGTGGTACTTCAGGGGCGGTTAATTTAAATGTAATTGGTGGTGATGGTATTACTGCTAACGCAGATAATATCGTTGTAGATAGTACAGTTGTAAGAACTTCAGGTACTCAGGTAATTAGCGGTAGTAAAACATTTAGTGATGGTCTTATAATATCAGGAGCAACTAAAAATCTTTTTATCTTCAATACAGCTGAAACTCAAGCAGGAGTTGTTTTTGGTGATACACAAGGAGGTGCAGGTCAAAGAGCATCGATTAAATTTGATTCAGGAACAGAGACCTTAGACTTTTTTGTAAATGACGAGACTGCTGAACGAATGTCTATTAGTACCTCAGGTGTTTTAACTATAAATGGAGGAAATATTAGTTTAGCGGGTACAGGGCGTATACAAGGTATAGATACAGTTTCTGCAACAACAGATGCTGCTAATAAAGCTTATGTAGACGCGGCAGTCGCGGGTGTGCCTACTGGAGATATTACAGGCGTAACAGCAGGTACTTTTTTAACAGGTGGCGGAACATCAGGGACGGTAACTCTTAATGCGGATACATCAAAGTTAGGACACATTGTTAATAGCTCAAATGGTAGTGTTACTGCTGGATGGATAACAGTAGCTAGTGCTTCAAGTGCTAGAAGACAAGGAGAGGTTTATGTAACAGACGGAGAATCAGGTGATCATGCTTTTATAAGAATCGATTGGATGCGTAGTTATGCAGATACTAATTTTACAGTATTAAATTGTGGAGGTCATCAAAATAGAATTGTAGGAGTAAGAGTATTACAACAATCTAGCAGCACTACATATGGACCAAAATATTTACAGATAAAAGTTACAACTACTTCTAATTACTACGTTGCTGTAGTAGCCCCTGGAACTATACCTAATTATGCAGACTTATTAGCCGTAACGCCTGTGTTGGAAAATACTAAAACAGGTTATGCTGTAACAGGGGCTCAGCTAGAGGATTTAGACGATTCAAGTGTTGGTACTCATGAAGGCCTTACAGTAGGTGAGGATTTATATGTTAATGGAGGTGACATTATACTTGGTGGAACAGGTAGAATACAAGGTGTAGATACAGTATCATCAAGTACAGATGCAGCTAATAAAGCGTATGTAGATGCTGCTATAACTCCTGTTGGCAATGGTCAAATTGATGGAAGAACTTCAGGTAGCGGTTTAAGTGGATCTATGGATGCGACTGCAAATCAAAGTGGCAATACCACGTTTACAGTAACTTCAAACGCAACAACTGCAGCTACAGCGAATACAATTGCTTATAGAAATGGCTCTGCAGATATTTTTGCAAGATTATTTAGATCTACTTACACTAACCAAAGTACTATATCTGGAGGAATGGCTTTTAGAGTTAATAATGGAAGCGATAATTATACACGCTTCTGTAGTAGTCCTTCCGCTATTAGAAGTTTTATCGGAGCTGGTCAGGGTACTGTAACAGGTAGCGGAACATCCAATTTTATACCAAAATGGAATGGTAGTACGAGTTTAACAAATAGTACTACGTTATATAACGGTAATTCGGGTAGACTTAATATAAATAATTCTATTACTGCAAATCCTTCTTACGGTGGTGATCCAGATTTGTTTATTACAGGGGCAAACTCTAATACCGCGGCTTGTATAGTTTTAATGAATGCCGATACAACTGGTTCTACTAATCAAGAAACAGGAAGAATTGAGTTTGGTATTAAAGACGATAACGCAAGTGGATATATAAATACAAGGATATTATCAAGATTGACAAGTACACCTGGAACAGGTTCAGCTGGTAGAGGCCAATTAGAGTTCCAAACAAGTGCTGGTGGTGCTGGAACTTCGCCATCAACCAAAATGACTATTGACTATCGAGGATATGTAGGTATTAACGACACGACTCCAGCGGAAAGGCTTCAAGTAAACGGAAATATTAGAGCAAGTGGTTACAAATCTTCAGATGGTTCAACAGGAATAACTGGAACTTTTACTTTTGTAGATAAAGCTAGTGCTACAAGATCATTGACTATAAAAAATGGATTAATAACAGCTAAAAATTAATGGAATTAATACAGAATTGGAGTTTAGAAGATAAGGCTATTTTATTAGAATCTATAAAGTCAAATATAAATGTAGAGTATAATGATATCCTTATTTACGGAAGCAGGATTCATGGGGATTTTTATCCAACATCGGATTTGGATATAGTAGTTTACACAAAGGAATCTAACGATATTGAGTTTTTTACTTATTACTTTGATTCTGTAGATAATCCTGAAAGCGAATACAATAATATTAGATGTAGTATATTGTTTAATGATAGTAAAAAATATTTAACTGACACTTGGGAAAGTTGTGGTCATGACTACTTTTTTCCTAGGTATTCTATAGTAAATGATAAATTTTACGAAGGAAATAGAAATCATGTTGCACATCATCAAGGCATAAGAGATTTAATAACTGAGTATAAAGGATGGAATGTTCCTTTTGATGACTACAATGAAAAAAATAAACATTTAATAATAAAACAATAAACTATGATAATTTATAATTGGGATTGCAGAAACGTAGAAGCTTATATAGAACAAGCAGGAAATGCAGATGTAGTATATAAAGTGCACTATAGAGTGAATGGAACATCTGACGTTTTAAATCCTGAAGGAATACCTATTCAAGCTACAGTTATAGGGGTGGCATCTTTAGATACTAGCAATATAACAAATTTTATTCCTTGGGATGAAGTAACTGAAACAGAAGTGGAAGCATGGACTAAAGCAGCTATAGGAGAAACAATGGTTTTAGAAACAGAAGCTAATATTGCTAATCAAATAGCCTTGTTAATAGCACCAGTGTCAATAAGCCTTACGGTTGGACAGCCAGTGCCAGAGTAACCATTCGCACCGCCGGCTTAATATATTCCTAACTACGTAATTATGTAGTCATACAACAATCAAATTAAATCAATTAAATGGAATTTAACTTACCAAGTCAAATAGTAAAAAATTTGAGTTTCGGAGACGAAGCTCGCAATAAAATATTGTCAGGTGTCTATAAATTATCAGACGCAGTGAAGTCAACATTAGGAGCTTCAGGAAAATGCGTGATATATGAAGACGGAATGGGCAGACCGGTGATAACAAAAGATGGAGTAACCGTTGCGGAAAGCGTAGTCTTAATAGACCCGGTCGAGAATATAGGCGCAACCTTAATAAAGGAAGCGGCTAATAATACAGTGCGAGAAGCAGGTGACGGTACAACAACAGCTACCGTACTTGCTACAGCATTACTAACAGGATTAAACAATTATAAGGGTGCAGAAAAAATTAGACATATTAAAGACAGCGTTTCTGAATGTTATGAAGAAGTTGTTAATTATCTTGACACTACCAGTATACCGGTGGAAGGCGACATGCTACGACAAGTTGCATACATTAGCTGCAATAATGATCAAGACCTTGGAGACAAAATTGGAGAAGCTTTTGAAAAAGTTGGAAAAAATGGAGTCGTTCTAATGGAAGATTCTGAAACAAATGAAACTTATGTGGATTTTGTGGAAGGAACTCAATTTGAAGCGGGTATTAAATCACCTCATTTATTAACAGATAAAGATAAAGGCACAGCTGTGTTAGATAATCCTTATGTTTTAATAGTGAGCTCTTCAATACCAAACGTTAGAAGAATACAAAGCATATTAGAGCATGTAGTTAAATCCAAAAGATCTTTGTTAATAGTAGCAGCTATGGAACAACAACCATATGCAACATTATTAGCAAACAAGGTTAAAGGTAATATTAAAGTAAACATTGTTGATTTACCTGGATTTGGACCAACTAAGCAAGATGCTACAGAAGATCTAGCTATCCTTACAGGTGCTACAGTCATTAACGAGGAGTTAGGGGACGATTTAGACTTAATAGATCCTAACGTACTAGGAGAGGTTGAAAAGTCCGTTACAGACGCTAAAAACACAACATTACAAATTGGCAATGTTACAGAAGATTTATCAGAAAGAATCTTGGAAGTTAAAAGCAAGATTGAAAGCGAAACAAATGGTTATCTTAAGAAAAAACTAGAACAACGTTTGTCTATGCTAACTGGTAAAGTTGGTGTTATTTATGTTGGAGCTGATTCGAAAGTAGAATTAAAAGAAAAGAAAGATAGAGTAGAAGATGCAATTCACGCAACTAAAGCAGCTTTACAAGAAGGTATTGTTTCAGGAGGTGGAGTTGCTTTATTAAATGCTGCTCAAATTATTGAAGTAAAGGATGATGGTTACGGAATATTATTAGAAGCTATTAAAGCTCCTTATGAAATTATTCTTGACAACGCTGGTTATGGAGATTTACCCACACCTAAAGAACGAATAGCAGGAGAACCTGATAGAGAATGGAGGGGAACAGGTATTGACGCTACTTGTGGTTGTTATAAGCAAATGATTGAAAGTGGAATTATAGATCCGGTATTAGTTACTAAATCGGCTTTAAAAAATGCTGTAAGTGTTGCAACAACGATAATCTCAGCAGATTGTATAATCTCAAATGTAAGATCTCTTGAAAGCAATTAATTACTATATCATAATCGATAAAATAAAAGAAGCACCGAAAACGGTAGCTGGCTTAGAATTGACTGAAACACAAAACACTGACATTAGATATTTAAAAGCTAAAGTTATAAGTGTAGGCGATAGAGTTGAACATATAAAAGAAGGGGATATAGTTAGATACGATAAACACGCAGGTCACGGAATTGAGTGGGATGATATAATGTATTACGTAATAACTATTAACGATATAGTTTTAGTAGAATGAGATTAAGTCCTAGTGACTTAAGGGACATAAATTTATTTAAGTATTACAGGCTTGTTAGAAGATGGGCCTGTAAAACTTACAACCTTAAGGATGCCGACTTAGAATTATTAATATACTTGGATTGTAAAAAACGTTTTACACGTAATGATTTCATTAACGGTGTTTACACATACTCTTGGGATAAAGCTAGATGGGATAGATTAGGGCGTGAAGGATGGATTAGTGTATTTAGCGAAAGAAATAGAACTACAAGAAAGTTTAATACCTATACAACTTCTTTTAAATGTAAACAGTTAATTACAAGAATTTATAGGATATTATTAGCCGAAGAAGATTTACCAACATCGGAAAGAAGTACGTTTTACAAGAATAAGACATATACAGATAAAGTTTTTAATAAAGCTATTGATGATATGATAAAAGATAAAGATAGATAATTATGGCATTTAAAATGGCTCCTAAAGCCCCTTGTTTACAGACAACTACTAAATATTCACCCGCATCTCCTGCTAAGCAGAAAAGCGGAGCAAGTGGTGATACATTAGCTCCAGGAGACGGAGTTAGAAAAACAAAAAAAATAAGTACAGCTGGAAATTTTGAACCAGCAGGAAAGCAGAAAGATTTTATACCTTTTGCTTTTAGACCAGACGCTAAAATTGGTGGTGGATCTAATTCCGGAATTAAAGGTAAAATGGGATCATCAAAACGTAAAGCTGAATACGACGCCAAAGGATGGGCTTACGATGAAACAATATCCAAAGCATCTACTAATAGGCCTAAAGCTAAATCAATAGAAGCAAAATCAGTAGGTGTTAAAAATGTTGTAAATCGTCCAAAGGCAAAAACAGCTATTTCTGAACCAGCTGAAAAGAAAGCTCCTAAATTAGAAGCTACTAAAACTAGCGCTCCTAAAAAAGAAGTTAAACAAACTAGAGCACAAAGGATTCGTGCAAAAGGAGAAGCGGCATTAGCTAGCGGAGATAAAAAGAAAGCTTTAAGACTAAGAAGAAGATTAAATAGAGTAGAAGCAAGAAAAGCAAAAAAAGAAGCAAGAAAATCAAAATAAAAACAATTACAATGGCAAACAACGGAAAAGGTATTGGACCACAAAAATTAGGAGGAAGTAAATCAATTGCAACTAACGGATCACCCGCTAAAATGGGTGCTAAGAAAGGCGATCAATCTAAAAGCAGATTAGATTATGAATCTCCAGCTAAAAAGAATAAAGGTATGTCTTATGACATTAAAGAAGCTTCAAATCAAAATTTAAGCGCAAAAGCAAGAAAGCATTACTCTGAAAATGCTCAAGCAGCAAACAAATCTGGTTACAAAGGATAATGGCATTTAAGCTAAAAACCCATTCTGAGATATTCGGTATACACGAAGAAACATCTCAATTCGGTACTCCCGTGATAATCAAAGATGATTTAGAAGATGGGGTTGAAGCTGAAGCTAATAGAGATGGAACTATTTTTGTTAGTTCTAAGATTCCTGATGCGAAAGTAGCAGATGCTGTTGCTCATGAAAAAGTTCATTTAGATCAAATGGCTACCGGTAGATTACAATATAGTGAAGATTCTGTTACTTGGAAAAGAGATACTAGAACTCCTGCTAGAAAGTATGACAGAGCAACAATGAACGAAGGTCACCCTGATTTTGAATGGGAAGACGAAGCGTATAAACAATCATAATTATGGGATTAAACTTTAGAGGACAAGCTAATAGATTTAGCGAACTTAAAAAGAATAAAGCAGGTTTTCAAGAAAAATCTGCACCAGGACCTAGACAAGGTATTGGAGGGGATGAGCCAGGCAACTTAAAAGCAGCTGAGGCTAGATTTGGTAATATAGTATCTCCTACGAAAATTAAGAAAAACTTTTACGGAGGTGAAGCTTATTTTCAAGACGGATATAGTGGTAAAATGGGAGGAGCAGGAGCAAATCCAATTACAGCAAAATCCAAAAGCAGTCCATTAAAAATGAATGACTCTTTAGTTCAAGGAGCTGCTGATACAAATAAAAAGTTTGTAGATGTTGGGTTAGAAGTTGCTAAAGCTTTTAAAGGTGAGGTTGAGCCAAAAACAGCAGACCTTAAATCGCTTAAAACTAATGACGAAGACAAAACCCAAGAGCCAAGACCAAAAGTAATTGCACCACCAGAATTAAAAGCTGCAGGACTAGCCAAAGTTAGCAACATGGAGTTTGATTTAGGACATGAGTTTGAACACCAAGAATTAAAATTTTAGTAAGATGAAAAAAAATGTACCAATCGAAATAAACTCTGACATGGGTGCTAACACTAACATGTCGACCAAACTAATGTAACAATGGGAAAGCCAGGAAAAAAAAATGTACCAATAACGCAAAGAGCGGAAGTTAAAACTAATTCTAAGAATAAAGTTGAAGAGCCTTTATTAAACGTAGGGCCAGCAGGTGTATACGGAAATAATCAAACTAGAAAGATTCCTTCTCCAGCAAAGCAAACAGCTAAGCAAAAGAAAAACCTTCCTGAAGCTATTGTAAAAGCTATAGCAGCGAAGTCTCCAGCTAAGCAAAAGAAAGAAGATAAAAAAGTCAAAACTACTGCGATACTTGAAACATCATCTGCAGGAAAAGATATTGTTGTTAAAGGTAAAGAAAAGCAAAGGATTAAAACTGCAAAAGATGTAGGTGTGTCTCAAGCTAAAGTAGATGCGTACAATATGAAAAAGTACGGTACTAAAAATCCAACGAAAGACGGTAAAACTAATAACAAAATAGGTACTGGCAAATTCGAAAAAGATACCGTAAAAAAAGGTAAAAAAGAAACTACAACTAATAGCTCTACAAAAACTATTCGCACTAAAGACATGGGGGATTCTCAAACAGCTTTGTCACGTAGACAAACTATAAGAGGAGGAAAAGTTGGTACTAGAGTTGAGTACCAAGGTAAAGTAAAATCTGCAAGAGCCAAGTACAAAAATATGACAAAAGCTGAAAAAGAAAAAGCTGGAGGACGTACAAAGTATATGCGCAAAGTTAAAAACGACGCGAAAATAGTTAGAGCTGATAAAAACTCAGCACTTGGTGCAGCTTCCGCTAAAGGAGCTCAGGCGCAAGCGGATCAGAACAAGTCAGCCTTGTCAGGGCAAACTGGCAATGTTAAAAGTGCTGGTAGAGATAAAGACCGAGGAGATAATTCGCAAACTAAACAAGAATCAGATAATAAAAAGGAACTTGAAGCAAAAGTAAAATTAGCAGCAGCCAAGAGAGCAAAAGCAGCAGCAGCTCTAGTTGATAAGAAAAAAGAAGATACCACGATAACAGATATCAAAGCAGCTAATGCAATGGCTCCTGGTTTTTTCAAAGGGAAATCTCCGTTAAAAAAGAATTATTTTAAAAGATAAAAATACAATGAAATCAAAAGGGCTAGGTGATACTGTTGAAAAAATAACCGAAATTACGGGTATTAAAAAATTAGTTGAACTAATCCCTGGAGATTGTGGTTGTGATAAAAGAAAAGAAATGTTAAATAAAGCATTTCCATATAAACAGTAATTAAATTAAATCATTATGAGTAAATTAAAAACGTTAGAAGTACAGTCAAAAGATGTTAAATCAATCACAGCAGAAGAACTTTCTACACTGCAGCAAAGTGTTTCATCACAAAATCAGGCACAAATTAGATTAGGAGGTTTTGAAATGCAAAAGATTATTTATCTAGATGAAGCTATGAAAGCAGCTGAAGCAGTTAAGGCGATTCAAGAAAGTTTAGAAGAAGTTTACGGAGCTGTAAACATTGACTTAAACACTGGAGAAATCAGCGATGTCAAAGAATCAAATTAGAAAGATAAGTATAGGTAAAGATTATAAGAATGACGCTATGCACTATGCTGTTGGACAGGAAGTGTATGGCGGTCATACTATAGCTCACATCATAGAAGAGCAAGACAAGTACTCTATTTATATTTCCAAGAAAGATTTAATAATGCCTTGGAAAGACTTTAACAAGAACATGTCTATATCTGTAGAATACGATTTATCTTATTAAATGCACAGCGTATTTAATTATCTAGTTGCACCGAAAGGAGACAGAACGACTGGAAAGAAAACAATCGATGGACAAGAATTATTGCTAAACACAGACTTACAGAATCATGAATATACAAATAGAATTGGTTCTGTACTTAGTCTTCCTTTGGCTAATAAATATAAAGAACTAAAAGAGGGTGATGAAGTAATAGTTCATCATAATATTTTTAGAAGATTTAGAGATATTAAAGGCTTAGAAAAAAACAGTAAAAACTATTTAAGCGAAGATGTTTATTTAGTTCAACCCGATCAGATATACGCTTATCGAAGAGATGATGAGTGGATGGCTTTAGAAGGTTTCTGTTTTGTAATGCCTATAAAAGAAACAAAAATGTTTTCTGTAGATTTTGAAAAGCCTCTTAAAGGTATAGTAAAATACGGAAATAAAAATATAGAAATTGATACTTTAGTTGGGTTTAGACCAAACAGCGAGTATGAATTTGTTATAGACGGGCAGAGGTTATACCGAGTTCCCACCACTTCAATTACAATCAAATATGGACATAAAGGAAACGAAGAAGAGTATAATCCAAGCTGGGCACAAAGCCGTTGAAGAACTTATAAAGGTTGCTAAAGAAGCTATTGTTGATTCAGATGATGATTTAACAGCAGACAAACTTAAGAATGCAGCAGCAACTAAGAAGCTAGCTATATTCGATGCTTTTGAAATACTTAATCGCATAGACGAAGAACAAAGATTATTAGATAATAAACCTAAGCAAGAAGTAGTTGTAGAAGAGTTTGGTGGGTTTGCTGAAAAAAGATCTAAATAATGTATAAGCAGACTTTATATCAAGTTATTGAACCCATTAAAAAAACAACTATATCTAGATTAAACAAAGGAAAAAAATGGGAGTACGGCTATAACAAAGAGCATGATGTAGTTGTAATAAGCAAGACAGGAAAAATAGGTGAAATATATAAAATTCAAAATCTTAAAATAGCATTACCTTTAGCTCCTTCGAAAATTAATAAGAATACTAACAAATGGACACCTGAAGAATATCCTAAAGAATTAAAAGCTATAAAAAGCATTTTTGATTGGAAAGAATATCCTGAAGGTTTCAAAACAAAGTGGGGGGATTATATAGATGAACAATTTGCTAAAAGAGACGAAGGTTATTGGTTCAATAATAAGGGCATGGCTACTTACATTACTGGTACTCATTTTATGTACTTGCAGTGGTCCAAGATTGATGTTGGGAAACCAGACTTTAGAGAATCAAACAGATTATTTTATATCTTCTGGGAAGCTTGTAAAGCGGACTCCCGATGTTATGGTATGTCATATCTCAAGAATAGACGTAGCGGATTTTCGTTTATGGCATCAGGGGAGACGGTCAACCTGGCAACAATATCAAGCGACTCACGGTTTGGGATATTGTCCAAATCTGGAGCCGATGCAAAGAAGATGTTCACAGATAAGGTTGTACCCATTAGTGTTAACTTCCCGTTTTTCTTCAAACCAATCCAGGACGGTATGGACAGACCGAAGACGGAACTCGCATATAGGGTACCCGCTTCAAAACTTACCCGTAGGAGACTCGATTCGAATGTCTCCCAAGTCGCGCTCGCGGGTCTTGATACCACGATCGACTGGAAGAACACCGGTGACAACGCGTACGATGGTGAG